ATTTTATCCCAACAAACGATTATAATATTCCTTCTCAGAATCTTCGATATACCGTAGGGCAACCTATGGGTGCTTTATCTTCTTGGGCTATGTTAAATTTGACTCATCATATGATGATTCAATTTATCGCTCAGTCATTAGGAAAGATCTCCAAAGGAATTTGATATGATCAGTACATCATCTTAGGAGATGATTTAGTATTATTTGATAAAGATATAGCTTCTCGCTACCAATCGTTCTGTGAACAAATTGGAGTTGGAATAAACTTATCTAAATCAATAATATCTGAAACAAAACCTGTCTTAGAATTTGCTAAACGTACTTCTCTTTTTGGAGAAGATGTCTCTGCCTTATCCTTTAAAGAATTATTATCATCTGATAATTTCTTTGGAAGATTGGCCGTTACTACTCGTTTAATTAATAATAAGTGAGGTAAAGATTTGTGAAAATTACTAATTATAGGTAATAGACGATCTACAGATAAAACTGTGGATCGAATATATCCTTTAGTAGGATTCGCAACTCAATTGTTTCAAACTAATATCATCAAAATGGAGGATGTACTGTCGATCATTACGGATAAAGATAAACCTTTAAGTTTCTTCGGTCGAAATATCAACTGAATGAAACCTGGTTTAATCTCTAAAGTAGTAAAAAATTATCTACAAACTAAGAAGTGGGATTTAACTCCCATTCCTAAGAAAGATAGATTTTTCGCATCAACTAATATATTAACATTTAAATTAATCTTAATTAATAGGATCCAAGATTCTATTAAAAAGGTATTTAAATTAGATAAATTAGCTAATCGAATATCTATCTTAGATAAGATTATTACGTCAAATGATCTGGAATCATTTTACCAGTCTATGTCTAATAGAGGTTTATCTCTGGAGTTGGAGAAGCCTATTACTGAAAGATCGTATTGACTAAGTTCTGATTTTTTAAAATTTAAAAAACAGTTCTTGGAAATACAAGTCTTCGCTAATATCTTCTTTAATAATAGAAATGGTACCTATCCCGATCTTAATTTATTAAGATTAGGTTTAGACATTGATGATACATATGATACTCATAGAAGATTATGATCTAGCAAGTATAATTTAATTTACTTGTCAGAATTTGAACAAAATCAAACTAAGTTCTTAAAATCTAAAAAGTTTTTAGATTTAGAATTAGATCTATTTTTGAAACATCATAATGAACTTCTAAGCGAGCTAACGAACTTGGAATTCCATTGTATAAAACCTGATATTAACAAAGAGAGATTAGATAATCCTCTAAAAATATTAGATTTTATCAAGGAGATTCACAATCCTGCATTCTCAAATAATTTTGAGTTTGTAAAGTTTGAGAATCAATTCTTCGATTCCGAAGCTTTTAACGAAGTAACTAGAGGTTTTAAACCAATATTTGACTTTGCCAAAAAA